AACGGGGGTAGAACGTTTCGTATCTGTTTCTGAAACGTTGCATCCCGTTTCATGAAACGTTTCAGAAACGTTTCGTTGCCGTTCCCGAAACGCTCGAACCCTTCCTGTTGAGTTGATCCAACCCACTTGCCATTCGTCCCAATCGTGGATGCGATATCCTCCCTTGAGTTTGTCTATAAGCTTTGTTTCTGTAAGATGTTCAAGCGATTTCACGATTTGGTCTTCTGGCGTACGAAGCATAAACGAAATGTCCTCTACGGGGGGCAGCATTCCGTCCTGGTCTCGCCGTGTTGCAAGCAACATGAGATTGACCCACGTCTTGAAAAGTTCTGGGGAGAGCGACTGGACCTTGCGGTTGTCGAGAGTTGAATGCCACATAGGAAACCAGTCCATGAATTGCTCGTGATGAAAGTTAGAGGTCCGCGCCGTGATGCGACGTCGCAAACACGGCGCGGCAGTGCGGTCAATAGGGCACGTCGTCATCACCTAGGTCGTCGTCGTCGCCAGGCTCTTTCGGGATGATTGGACCGGTTGCTTTCGCGGCCGGCTTGGCTGCCTTGGGATCCTTGGGTGGCTTCGAGCGAACCCGAAGGGCCGGCACCGAATCCCCTGCGAAGTCAACTTCGGTCACAAACAGTGTGATGCGCTTCCCAAGCCAATCGTCGCTTTCATCACCATATAGCTTGGCGATGGTCTTGCAATTGGTCTTGTTGGCCAGAAACGGCTTGATTCCCGGCTCTCTGAAGGCGATGCACACCTTGCTCGTTCCGTCTCGCATCTTCTCTTGGGTGATGTTTTTGATCGTGACGACCAGGTCTTGGTCTTCTTCGAGGTCCGCGGACGCAAGCCATTTGGAAGGATAGAGGTCATCGAGTTTAGGCATCATGAGTGTCCTTGAGTGTGAGTGTGGTTAGGCGACCTGGAAATGGTTGACGTGGGCGGCCAATTCCTTGGCCTTCAGTTCCTCCACAAGCTTGGTGTCCCGTTGACGCTCAAGCATCTCAATCAGCCGTCTGAGGTCCGGCTGTTGGCGGTGCGCTCGCTCTTGCAAGACTTGTTCAGTTTCCATATGATTGAATCTCCAGTTAGGCTTTTCGGCCCCCTGTCGTGACGGCTAATCACGGCGGGGGTTTTTCATTTCACGCAGTGATAACCGGTGGCCCACCAATCGGTGGCGGCGGTGTTGGCGGGCTCTGATCAACCGGGGCAGACTGGCTGCCACCAGGGGCTACGGTGTCGAGCGGCACGACCGTTGACGGTGCGATGCGGCCGGGTAGCGGCTCGAGATGGGGGTAATACTTACGCGGTCTCATGGGCGTCTGGTCCTTTCGTGCTCGAGGTCTTCTTGGTAGTTCCTGGCTTCGCATTCCGCTTCGTAGCGGGCTTCGGCTTGTTCCTCAGTCTCGAGGCGGTAACCGAGCCCTTTGCAGTGGTAGCAACGGGAATCGGAATGCCTGCCCAGCCCCGTAGCCATGCACGGCTGGCATTCGATCCTCTGTCGTGCCGATCGAACGATGATGTTGTCGGCTTCTAGCTCACGATCACGCCTGGGCATGCTGAGCCTCCGTGGCGTTAGAGTGGTGCAGGCCATCGAGTGGCCTCGCTGGCGCACAGTCAGGGCACAAATCGGCGAATCCGTCGCAGCGTTTGACAGACTTCCACCCCAGCTCCGCAGCTCTTCTAGCCATCTTCAGAGCTGGATAGGCGTCGTATGGCCATCCATCGATCGAGTTGTCACATTCGGAGCAACTGAGAACTAATCGCAACATTGCGTTGCCTTTTGTGACTGGGCATTGTCACGAGAATAGGTGTTTTGGATAATGATTTCGGGATGGAACCCGAAACAGTGATCTACAGTTAGGCAGCGTTGTTGGGTGGCGCAGCGATGCGCTCCACGTCTTCACGCCAGTAACGGCGGCGACCGCCAACTTTGCGATCTGTGATATGGCCCTTCAGCACCATTCGCCGGAACGCGCTCAGAGAGCATTGAAGAGTGGCCACGCACTCATCGCGGGTAAGCCAGTTGAGGGTGGCCGAAGCGACCTCAGCCATGTTTGACTCCGTTAAGCCCATGTGAATCGTTTGAACCACATGAGTAATCTATTGCAGAAAGTGCAATAAAGCAAGCAACTACTGCAAATATTTTGGCAGATTGTCATAAGCCTATTGTTAGGAATGACTTATGGTTGACAGGAAATGCAAGAGGGGATATGATTCTGGCAGGGACTGCTTACTAAACCCGATAGTAAACCTGATGGCGGAACCAGAAAAAGAAGTGCTGACCAAGCAGGATGCGTGCTTCCGTGCGCAAGACAAGGTGAGAGAGTTGATACCCTGGCAGAATGCAGCGAGGGTAGCGCGTGAGGCGGGCATCGACAATTCAAGGCTGAACCGATGGCTGAATGAGAAAGCCGGCCTGTTTTACTGGGAGCTTTTTCGCCTCGCGCGCAGCCTCGATGTCACGATGGATTACCTTTGTGACGACACTCAACCGACGAAGAATGTCACAAATCCATCTCTAAAGACCGGTAAAGTGATCCGGTCACGCGACACGTCTGATCTGCCGATCCCGCCGAAGGGGTCAGCCAGACCGAAGTCTAAGGGCATGAATAAGCCTCGGTGATAATGGAGTGACTGACCACGTCGGGTCAGTACTCCATTCGCTTTCCTGCCAAGCCTTCCTAGTCATTACCTTCCACTCTGCACTCACCAGCTTAGCATCTTCGTCTTCCCCAAACCGTACCAACTCCTCGCGGGCCACTATGCCCGTGGTGCGCACGATCCCCATGCTGCTTATCCTTGGTTTTAGCCTGTGAGGCTTGCTATGGAATGTTTACGTAAGGTTAAACCATGGCGTGACGGCTCGCAACAGGTGCATGCATAAAACCTGACAGGTTAAAAATTTTTAATCTTCACATCTCGATCGGTACATAACTGCCATAAGCAACCATGATTGCAGATGCTGCAATAATCGTTGCAGATTCATCTTGACAGTACGCGACCCTTTCGCGACACTTTATGCAGAGAGGGATGGTGCATCTTTGAGCGAGAAAGTGTCGCGGCCGAAGACGGCCAGGCGGGAGGCAATGTGGCTCAAGGCGGCGGACGAATACTTTATGACGCCAGCGGAGATAGCGGCGGCGTCTGGTTTATCTCTTCGCCAGGTGCAGAGGGGCCTGAAACGGGCTCGGGGAGCGAAGCTCGACTTTCTGAGCCAGTTCGACATCGAGTGGGTGATGAATGCAAATCCCTTCACTCAGGAACACCAATGCCGGTGGCATGCGTATGCGGAAATCCCCAAAGGGGTGAGGCAAGGATGCCTCTTTTGCCTCCGGGCGGGCCTGTCGCACTTAATCAGGTCGGGCAAGCCAATTGCGGGCTCGGAAGCCCAGAAGCCGAAGGAAGAAGTTCCTTTTGCTCAGCGGATGCATGGGATACCCTCGAAGCCATCGAAACCGGGGCCTTCTCCGGAATCTTCTACCCCCTCGACCAGCAAGCCAAGCCGTACACCAAAAAAGAAGTCGCGTGGCAAGTCCTGAGCTTGGCCACGGTCGCGGTCATTATCGGCACTCTCTTCGGCCTTCACTACCTCGCAACTCACACAGAGGCACGGCCAACCATCGCAGCGAAGCGGTGACAATGCCGTCGAATCCCTGGGGCACCATGCATGACAGCTTCAAGCAGGTTGATGAACGCTCTTATAGCCGCCCACGAAACCACAAATCCAAGTCTGAAGGCGGCGGTGTCGGCCCAGAGCGTACTCACGATGCTGGAAAACTTCCTGAAGAGAGTGCCCAAAGCAGCAGCGCTCTTGCTTCAGGTTCTCCAGGCTTTGGAAACCATGTTTCCAGGTGGGTCAGCTACGGAATCCTCGGACTGATTTTCGCGATGCCGTTCCTTGTTTATTGCCTCTTGAGGCTCTACGGATACCGCGGATGATTCGCAAGCTCGGCAAAAAAGCAGCCCGGCACGACGATCGAACGCTAAAGTTCGCGAAGTACGCGCCGCCAGTCCGACCACCAGCCTCAGTGAATTGGACCAACATCGTCAAGTCGTGGGGCATGCTCGGCAACGATCAGTGCGGCGATTGCACGTTTGCCGCGGTGGCTCACCTGCTTCAGTCGTGGGAGGAGAACAACGGTGTTACCGGTGGTACTCCAACAGAGTCGTCGGTGGTATCGGCTTATGCGTCGGCTACTGGCTACGATCCGAGGACTGGCGCCAACGACAACGGCGCCAATATGCTGGATGTCCTCAACCGATGGACCGATCCAGGCCTGTTTGGTAACCGACTCGGCGCCTATGCCAAGGTTGAGACGCAACACGAGGTGCAGTTATCAACTTGGTGGTTCGGTGGTGTTTACGTGGGCATCCAATTGCCCATCTCAGCCAACGACCAAATCAATGGTCATATGCCATGGGTACTTCCCTTGGACATCTCACCCAGCAATGAGCCGGGCTCGTGGGGCGGTCATTGCGTGCCAATCGTGGCTTATTCCGATTGGGGAGTCACAGTGGTGACATGGGGCCAACTTCAACTGGCTTCGTGGGGCTGGCTCCAGGTTTACATGGATGAAGCGTATGCCTGCTTAGATTTAGCATGGACCGTAAGGGGGCATGCGCCAAATACATTCGACTTCGTGACACTACAACAGGATTTGGCGTCACTATGAATGGAATCCTTCTAGCGCTGGCTATCACCGCCCAATCTGGTTCATGCTCCGACGGCGTATGCTATCCCGGCGCTGAGCAGCCTCCCCGCTCGAGTGTCGCTGTCGCGGCCAATCCTGGCTGGCTCAAGTACAGCGTCCGAATTAAGGCTGACGACCGCCAAGGGACTGGTTGGGGATCAGGGACGATTATTCGGGTCGTGGACGACCGGGCTCTCGTGCTGACCGCTGCGCATGTTGTCGAGGGATCGACTCGGGTATCTGTCCAGCATCGCAGCGGTTGGTACGGGGCCAGAGTGCTCGGGATGGGTCAAGGGGCGGATCTTGCCGCGCTGGAGATTGCGGCACCGGCTGGGATCGATGGCCTGAATATCGCCAAAGAGCATCCGACGACCGGGATTCTGTATGGGTTCGGCGGTGATGGACAATTTCACCGGCACAGCGGGCAGCTCACAACATGGGGAACACGCAGTGGTGATTCTAGCCCAGATTACGGCTTTAGCTTCCATTCCGACTCTGGAGACTCTGGAGGCACTGTTGTTAATGACCGGGGAGAGTTTGTTGGTGTACTTTGGGGTGGTAACGGCAGTAAATCAATGGTGGTCAGCCTCTCCAAAATCAACACGTTTCTTGCTACGCCCAATTGTTTTCGGTTCTTCCAGAGGCGACCGAAACAGATCAACGTCGCAGTGACCATGCCGCCAGCGCCGACCAATGTTATTCCGCCCCCTCCAGTCGAGCCAACGCCAGTTACGCCAGTGCCAGTCGCTCCGATCCAACCGGCTCCGGTAGCGGTGGTAGGGCCTCAAGGCCCCCAGGGGTTGCCGGGGCCGGCTGGCCCTCCAGGCGTTGGATTGCCTGGTCCAGCGGGTCAGCCTGGTGCGCAAGGCCCTCCCGGTCCAGTTGACCCAACGTTAGCGGCTCGAGTGGCAGCCCTCGAGGCTGAGATTAAGAAGCCGATCAGTTTTCAGATTCCTCAGGCCGATGGCTCATTGGCGACAGCCGCGGCCAAACTTGGGGACACGGTAGTTTTGTCTTTGCAGCACGCAGTTAGTCCAGCTCCAATTCCACCTCCACCAACCCCCGCAACGAGGTAACAAATGCCAGCCTTAAACACGGCGCCGGCAGCCCTTGACGATGTTGAAAATGCAGCTCAACGTTCATGGGGCACCGGCAACCAGGTTCTGAATCAGCAACTCCTACGGATGAACGAGGGCGACAACTACATCGCCAGCACGTCCAGGCAGAATTTCGGCATTGCAAACCAACTCATTAACTACGTTGGCGCTCAAGCGATGCTCGGCAGCGATCCCACGCTCCAGGCCAGCATTCTTGCCGCTCGGTCTGCCGGCGCTCAGCCCCAATCAGGCGGGGGCCCTGGTCAGCCAGTTAGCTTCCCAGTTCAGCAGCAATTGCCCACACCAGCCGTATACAGCGTCAACCCCACCACCGGCGCCATTACCAAGGCTTGATCGGAGCCCAACCATGGTTCGTTTCTCAGCGCCCGATGGGGCGATCATCAAAATCACCGGCGGCCCGGCAATCGTTCAGATTGAGCCTGATCCGGGCCAAGCCGCTGTTGTTCAGCCGATCGCTACCGCGGCACCGGTGGCTCAACCAAAGATCGAGGCGCCGGTAACCGGGCATGCGCCGGCGATCACAGCCCCCTTTCTGGTCGACCCTTCGTCGACGGTTACGGCGCAGGTTTTCCAGGGTTGAAAAACGCGATTGACGGGACGATCCGAGACCGCATGGAATTGCCCTTCCTTGTAGGGCTCCAGGATCATCACTCTCTCTTGCGTAGGGTAACCAAGAACACGCAGCGCGGCATCGAACGAATGATGGAAAACGGCATGCCTGCTCAAGCTTCAACAACTGGAACGAATGCCGCGGCATCGGAAGAGGATGCAGCGATCCTCAATCGTTGCAGGATCATCCATAACCACAACTACACCAAAGAGCAGGCGCCAACCACTCCGTGCGGCCCGGTCGTCATTGAGCCGTTTCCCGTGCCACCTCCCCAATACCCTCAAGCTCGGGGCGTTCCAGTATGGATGGTGGTTGTTCTTATCCTATTAGCGCTATCTCTTGCGGGGGTAGCTGCCGGGGCGACCTGGTGGCTAGCCGCCCGACCGACCCCGGCAACTCCCACGCCAGCACCAAGTGGCATTCAGCCGGGCGACGATCTTCACATTAAGGTGATACCCGGCACTTGAGATGCCTCACAACTGGCGCAAGAAACGGCGAAAGATTCATGCCCACGCACTGAGCAGGTGCGAGAGCTGTAACCGGGATTGCCTGACGGCGTTTTGTGATGGATGTGCACCGCCAGTGAAGTATGAGCGGTATGACATGCGAGACGAAAGCCACTTTCCCAGCCGATGGAACGGCGAATCGATCGAGGTAACCACGAAGAGATGAAACGGATTGCAACAATCATCTTGGCGCTCGGAGCGCTCAACGGATCAGTTCAGGCCCAATGCGTTAAGTGCGGAAGGAAGTGCGAGGCATGCCCTGGAATTTCACAGTCTATCGCGACTGCGGCTTCAGACCCTACCGGCTACCAATCCTTTCTGAATCAGACACGATTGAGCCACGGCCTTCGACCGCTCGCTTACGATCCAAACCTAGCCCGGTCCGCCCAGGCAAACAACACGTGGCAGGCGAGCTACGGGATGGGGCATCACCTCCAGTGCGGAGCGAGCCAATGTGTGGCAATGGGGCAGCCGACAGTTCAGGCGGTCCACCAAGCGTGGCTGAACTCCCCCCCTCACCTTGCCATTATTTTGGCCCCGACGGCGAGATTTTTTGGCGTCGCGTTTGACCCGGCCTCGCGTTCATGGACGCTCAACATCCGGTGAACATAACCCACACGGTCCATCATCACCTTGTTTTCGACTATCACCAGATCCTGCTTCTGTTCGGCTTCCTTTTCTGTGCCATGTTCCTTTTGGCAGTGGCTCTTAGGTTTGCTTTCGGGATGCTCGATCGATTCTTTTCCAAATGAGGTTCCCATGCCAGCGACCGCAGCTCAGTTCGCAGCGCTTCTGACGGCTGAAGCCCAGGTTACCACCGACCAGGCGACTTTGCTCGCCGACACGACAACCCAGACAACCGCTCAGTCAACTTTCGCCAGCGGCTTGACTCCTGGCCAGGTCGTGGTGTTCATTCCCACGCCACCCGACGGCACTGTCTCGATCATCACCCAGGACACGAGCGCCCAAGGGTTCACCGTCACGACGGCTACCGTTCTTTCTTGATCCACGGACGGCGGGGCGGCAGCTATCGACACGGCTGGCCGCCCCACTAACCAACCGAGCCTCTCAGGTGCTAGAAACACCTGAGAGGCCCGTAACGACACCCGGGGTCAACCGGGCGCCGCCTACCAAGATGATCAGCACGGTGGAGGAAAACCCGAAGATAATCGATGTCGCATTCCATTTTAAACGCAAACCGGAAGGATATGCGACATGATTGCGTGGAAAATTCATGGGGTGGGCGCGATCATTTCAGGCATGGGCACCATGTTTGCGATGGTTAGCACCAGTGATTTTGCCCTCGCAGGAACGGGACTTACGACAATGGGCCTTGCAGGCCTGGCTATTTACGGGATGTACCGACAGAAGAAGACTGACGCCGACGTCATAGAAGCGAAAGCATTTGAGGCTTTGTGGAAAACCAAGTGCGAAAAGGCGTTAGCGGATCTTCTCGAATCGCAAGAAAGGGCATCCCAGTGGGAGAATCTCTACAAGGCAGTCCGCAGACCACCTTCTATCCCTGGTCAAGAGACTTCGGGTGGAAGCGATATGCCGAAATTGGCGCAGCAGTGACGCTCATGCTCTTTGGACTGTCGTCACTGATGGCCATCTCCAAGACCATGAGCGCGTACTACGAGCAACACCAAGTCGACCGCTCTGCCCTCCAGCATGTGGAACGGCTCGAGACTCACATTGAGGCGATACGAGCCCAGGTCGATAAGGCCCCGGTCATCGCGACAACCGCAGTCGTCAAAGCTGTCGAGCCGCAGATTCAAACGTTGACTGGGCAGAACCATGAATCGGCTTCCGATAGGGCTCACATCAACACCGAGGTCAACGATCTCAAGGCTGATCTCGCTGAGCTGAAGAAGTCTCAGGATGAGATGGTTAAGTCCTTCAACGGCACCAAGGCCAGCTTCAACGAGGCCAAGAGCATTCTGAAGCAGATCTTGGAAAAGCAGGTGAAGCCATGATTAGCCTTAGTGCAGCTGTAACCGTTGTGGTCTACCTGCTCATCGCCGGCCTGGTGTTCTGGCTGCTCTACTGGCTCTTGGGCGTGATTAATCCGCCAGAGCCGTTCAACAAGATTGCCACTGTTGTTCTGGCGGTGTTGGCTGTGCTTGTGATCATTGGTATCCTTTTGAGCCTCGTCAGTGGGCAGCCGGTGTTTAGAGCATGATCAACGTCAACGAGCGGCCACAGCTTCCAGTGGAAGTTGAGGCGCAGCACATTAGAGCCATGCGTCAAATGCTGATCGAGCAGGCTGAAGCGATAGCCAAGCTCGCTGACGAACTACTTCGGATTGTCACTGCTGACCAGAAAACCAGTATTTAGGGCATGAATACCAAGGATTTATCCCCTACGGCTGAGCGGCTATTCAACATCCTGACGGTGGTGATTCTGGTGTGCGTGGGGGTGGGAGCGGTGGTGGAATTATTGAGGGCAATACTATGACAATGGAAGAAGCATCCGCCTTTCTGGCTGAAGCAAGCGCCGAATTTGCACAGGCGTCAGCGGCTATGAAAAAAGCTGTCGACGCAGATGCGACGGCAAAAGAGGCGTTGGACGATGCTACGAAGGTTTACAACAACGCCAAGGATCGGGTGACCGAGGCTGTATCGAACATGCACCTGAGCGCGGCAAGGCCGGGGTGAGTAAGTGGGTAACGTCGGATCAATTTCCGAAAATCCGACCGACAAAAAACGTCGCGGACGACCACGAAAAGATGAGCTTTACGGTGGTCATATCCGGGCGGCGGAAGATCAGATTGCGAATCAGCTTCCGCGATTTATCGACAATCTCATGCGGCTTGCGGATGGCGTGACAGTTCAAGAGGAAGATGCTAACGGCCAAGTACGGATCTATTCTCGCCCACCGGACCGCGCCAGCAACGAATATCTCGTCAATCGAATCATGGGCAAGCCAACCGAAACGCGAGAGATTAGTGGCCCAGACGGCGAAGCCATCCCGATCAGCGGAATCAGCGAAGACCTCACGCTAGCACTCAAAGCATTCGGCTATGTCGGACCTGGAGAGATTGTGGGCACGGCAGAGCCCAGCACACTTTGCAACACTGGCGAGCAAGGGTCAGTGGCGGATAGCGGGAGCCAGACACCTCCAGCTCCTGAACGGGAAGCTACTTGACGTTGCATATGGACGCTGTCCACGACTCATCATCACGATGCCACCTAGACATGGCAAAAGTGAATTCACCTCGAAATATACGCCAGCGTGGTTCATCGGCCTCTGGCCGCACAAGCGGGTTATCCTCGCAAGCTACGCGGCAGAATTCGCTTCCGAGTGGGGAGGCAAAGCCAGAGACCTGCTCGAGCAGTGCGGGGAACGGCTCTTTGATATCAGGGTCAAACACAACAGCAAAGCGGCAGACCGATGGGTTGTCGATCCTCATGGCGGCGGAATGCAAACGTGCGGCGTTGGTGGTCCGCTCACTGGCAAGGGTGCCGAACTTCTCATTGTCGACGATCCGGTTAAGAATGCTGAAGAAGCGAATAGCGAAGTCTACCGCAAGAAGACTTGGGAGTGGTTCACATCCACGGCCTATACCCGACTTGAGCCTGGCGGGGCTTGCATTATCATCCAGACCCGCTGGCACGAAGATGACCTCACGGGAAGAGTCTTAGCCCATGCAAAAGAGACTGGAGACAAGTGGGACATCATCAACCTGCCAGCCATCGCAGAGCCTGGTGATGCCCTCGGACGTGCACCTGGTGAGCCCCTCTGGCCTGAGCGTTATGACCTCAACGCTTTGCATGAGCGAAAGCGGTTCCTTGGGTCATACCAGTTTTCAGCACTCTACCAGCAGTCCCCTGTCCCACCGGAGGGTGGACTCTTTAAGAAGTCTTGGTTCCGTTATTACACCAACGACAATGGGCTTTATCGTCTCGGGTCTGGTGGGGGAACAGTTCGAGTTGACCATTGCCGACGCTTCGGGATCATGGACCTCGCGTTCTCACTCAAGAAGGAAGCTGACTACACCGTCATCATCGGATGGGCAGTGACCCCGCGGTGTGAATTGCTTTTGCTCGACATGACCAGAGCCAGAATGGATGCACCTGAGTTCCCCAAGGTCATCAAGCGGATGATCGAAGGGTTAGACCTCGCATACCTCGGTATCGAGAAGATGTTGGGCGCTTCCATGGTCGCTCATGGTGTGCGGATGGACGGCTTCTCAATCAGGATGTTGCCGGCAGATACCGACAAGGTGACACGGGCGTTACCTGCTGCTGTGCGTTTTGAAGCCGGGCAGGTTTACATTCCATTGCACCATCCAGAGCGTGAGACGATCGAGCATGAGCTACTGACTTTCCCGCACGGTGCCCATGATGACATCGTGGACTGCTTTAGCTATGCGGCCGTTGATGTGCAGCGGTATGGTGGCCCAGCAAGGCCGCAAGAAGATATCGACGCAGAGCGTGAGGCTGACAAGATTGCTGGTCTAGCTAGCCGCGAAGAGATAGAGCAGTTAGCCCGTAACGATCCATTCGACGATCGCCTATTTGGAGGGAGTTTTGACAATGATGGTTAGTCGTGGTGGTACATGTGCGGAAAGCGGATGGTCACATCCTAAGAAAGAGTTGGTGTCATTTAGCACGCTTATTACCAGCTTGGTTGGGGCCACAGTAGAAGACGTGCAACGAGTGGATAGTGACGAAGGAGTTAAGCTAGTATTTTCTAATGGATGCATTTTGGATGTTGGTTATTCATCCATGTACGGTGATGCAACACTGAACGGTGAGCACGTGGAAGTAGAGGGACGGCCGCGTGATTAGTTGGAAGTTCAGCACAATTTGTTGGTATGTCTGCGAAGGCATGTATCCCGATGTGCCATTCTTTGAGATGCACTCTACCCGCGAATGGGAACGGGCTCAGTGGACGCCACGCCAAACTCCTTTCGTGGTGATAGTGTGACTAACTGCCCTTCCTGCAATCTCCCTGTTCAGGTCAGCACGCGCATCGTCGAAGGCTATCCAGTCTACGCATGCCGTTCATGCCGTTCATGGTGGGTCGAGGGCCATCCCGATCCTATTCCGCCCGGGCCAGATTTGGCTAAGGCAATCCGGTTGATTGTGGGGATTACGGAAGGGAAGAAAGCGGCTTACCAGCAGATGATGGAATCAGACATCTCCGATCCAAGGTGGACCCAATTAGCATGATGACCGAAGAACAGAAAGAATTGAACGATCGCCGATGGAATGAGCTTATGGCTGCTGCTCAAGCATGGATAGACGTCGAGATCTTTTCTTCTAGTGGCCAGCGGCTATACAAGCGGGTTGATACCGATGTCTTTATATCGGCGTTTCCTCCTGCGTATTACGAGAAAGACCGCAAAGGCGGATCGCCGGTTAACTAATTGCCATTCTTCGACCGCTTACAAGAGGACATGGGCAAACGCTACCCCAAACAGGTTGCGCCCAAAGATGGCCCGAAGCCACCAGGCCGGTTTAGCTTTGGCACGCAAACATTAGGCGGCCCCTATCGGACAGACGCATTTGGAGCCCGGCCAGCTCCTAGTTTTCTTGGATTAATCGAGAGATATCATGCCCTTATTTACGCCATGGTCGGACGATCCCGCGACGGTGTCACCCGAGTCCCCTTGCGACTTATGGCTGACGGAAGTCGTGTCCAAGGGAAACCCAATAGAGCTTGTGATCCCATTAGAACGTCTCGAAGCACTGGCCGAAGACTGGCTAGGAATGGGTCAATTTCAGCGTCAGCAGTGGATCAAGTGTATGAAATCCGCCAACATCCACTCCTTGATGTGCTCGATGAGCCCGACCCTTACGGAAACTTCAACCGAAAAAAGCTGCTCGGGCTGATGGTGGCCTTCCAGGATGTTGTCGGCTCAGGCTTCCTTGTGCCCGAAGGTAGGGGATGGGACTGGCGGAATCCGGGCAAGGGGGCAAAAGGACCTCCAGAAAACCTATGGGTAATTTATCCTCAGTACGCTATACCGATTCGTACGACCAACTCTCCCCAGGTGGACCACTTTCAATACTTCGCCGATTGGATCCCGTTCGAGTCGGTCATGTGGTTTCGGCGCAACGTTTCGTTGAGAGACGCTTACGGCGCTACCTTTTCACCGACCTACGCAAGCGAGCCATATCGCCAACAGGAGCAGGAACTGGTCGCTATCTTGTCCCAAGTGCTGGGTATTGGACCAAGACCCAACCTGATGATGACAGCCAAGGACGCGATGATCGGGATCAACCCAACCCAGCGGCAAGCTCTTGAGCAGCAGATGGTAAGTAAGCACGCGGCCTATGGGGCTGGCGGTGTCTTGGTCAATGATGGCGCATGGGATGTAACGCCGATCGATTACCCAAAGGCAGACATTGCCGCAAGGGACATAGCTCAACATGATCGCGATAACATGGCAAGTATCTTCGGCATGCCTCCCACCTACTTCACCGTTGACTCAAACTTGGCGAACCTCCAAGCAGCTGACGTGCAATTTGCCCGCGCTAACACTGAGCCCAGGTGCGAAGAAATCGCAGCCCAGTTCACCCGTCTTGCTCGTATGTGCGATCCCCGCTTGTTCTTTGCGTTTGATCCGGTTGTCCAGGAAGACGAAGTAGCCAATATGACCTGTGTTCAGATGCGACTGGACGCAGGTCTAACCACCCCCAATCAAGAGAACGAAGAGGGTAAATGGCCAGCGTTCCCCGAAGGCGATGAACACTGGATTCCTGGCACCAAGAAGACGATGAGCATGATTCTGGCTGAAGCCCAACAAGCTCAAGAGCAGCATGAGATGGGCCTCGAGCAAGGTGAGGCGAGCATGGAAAACGAGGCCATGCAAACTGACGCCACCTACGGCGAAGATATGGCGCCGGAAGATAAAGGCAGCGAAGAGGAGCGGTCGTTGATTGCTCGGGCGAGATGGCTGGCCGATCAGATTGAGAGGAGAAGCGCGTAATGGCTGAAGACCAATCTATGCGACCCGCAACGGGCACTATCAGGGTTTATCCAGCGGGTCATCCGGAACAAGCGAGAGATTTTCCGGTTGATCAACTTCCTCTGGAATTTGTAGAAGCTTACAACAATCATAAACCCGAACATTGGCCGGTTGCCTCTGCGGGATCCGATCAACCCAATCGGTCAACCGATTATTTGGTTGACAATGAAATTATCGATCCTGAGTGGGTCGATAAAAAGCTGGCTGAATCAATAGAATGGCTTAATGACTTCATCAAGGAACATGAAGCGAAGCCGCCAGCCGTGACCTACGCCCAGATACAGAGCGAGACTGCTCACACGGTTATCGGCGCCCCAACGGGTGACGCGATCGTTAAAGAATGGTCTGGGGCGCCTGGGTGGCTGCCCGACGAACCCAAGCCTATCAGGTTCCGCGAATTCCTTTGATTGGCACCCTTGACGAACTCCGAACAACCGTGCGGCATCTCGAAGAGGTGTACCGCGCAGGACATGGCAACCCCAACCACAAGGGCTCAGGTCCAGGCGGTGGCCAGTTCGCCAGTGGCCCAGGTGGCGGGGGAGCGGCCAGTAAACCTCATGGTAAGCACTGGGCTAAGCGGCAGAGACGCAAGGCCAAGAAGCTAGTCAAGCTTCGCAAAGAGGGGCACGAGAAGTTCGGCAAGCTCCGGGAGAAACACAGAGCAGAGCGCAAGAGCCTCAGAGAGAAGCACCGGGAGGGGGGTGATAAATCTACTCAGCAGCGAGAGCGGCAGAGCCAGAGAGAAGCCCACCGCAGCGAACGGCAAGCCGCGCTCAAAGAGCATATGGCCAAGGTCCACAGCGAGGTTAAGCCAGCCAATCCAGCCAACCCAAAGGTAAAGGACCTCAGGGAAACGCAGGCAAGGGCAACCCGCAACGTCGACAAGATGATTGAGAAAGACAGAAATGGCTATCGCAACGCAGCTACTAAGCGTCACGCAGAACAGAAGAAAGAGCGAACAGAGTTGCGGCAGTGGTCCAAGGATGAACGGACAGCGATTCGCAAAGATCACAACGAGCGTGATCAGGCTATCCGTGCAGACGCCTCGAACGAATGGCAGTCTGAACGTGAGTACCTGAGAAAAGAGCATGCTGACCGCGAGATAACGACAGAGCAGTATCGGGCCAAAACCAAAGAGTGGCATGCTGACCGGGTGGAGCGCACTCGCAAGGAACTCTCCGAGAACCGGAAGCAGTACGGCGAAGAAATCACGGATCACAAAGAAGAATTTCAGGACGCATGGGCCAAGATGGAAAGAGCCCACGCCCGTGACGAACGGTCCTGGGCACGTTCAGAGAAGAACGCAATCAAGAGCTTCAAGGATATGCGGCGGGATGTGCTGGCCGAATATCGAGATAAGCTCAAAGGTGAACCGAAAGGGGAGGCGGCACGTGGAATACTGGGAGGGGTGGAATCCATCTACGCCATACGCACTGGAGATACAGGCGAAAGAAGCGGCGGTACGGCGACGATGGTTTCGCAACGCTTGGGCGCAGGCCGTATTCACAAAGCCAGCTCAGCCGAGAGCATCCTCAAGCACTGCCTCAGATTCCGCGGCTGGTCCCGACAATGGCGAGATGGCGGATTGACCGGCCGGCAGCACCTGCAGCTCTTGGAGGACGTCAGACGGTACGCACGGGCGTGGTTGCGGCATGAGGCGGAAGGGTTTTGGAGGCAGTATGGGAGAACTAGCGTATCCCAATATGCGGGACGAAGTATGGGTGTTGGATCTTGCTCAACCGATGAGTCGCCGGGAGATGATGCAAGAGATCGAGAACTTTCTGGACGAACATTGGGACGGGAAAGTTCGGATTGGATTGCTCGTTCCCTGGGTTCCGCTATCGCCTCCCACCTTGGTCGGTTCTTCGCCCGAGCCAAGCAGTTTATCCGAGAAAGCATTCTCGCCGGAGTGATGGCCCTGCGCGGCCCAGATGAACTGACAGCAGACGAAGTCCATGCTGTCGACGTACAGGTCAAAGCCCAAGAAGAATACCTCGATCGATTTCATCGGGAAGTGGTGGCTAATCCGCCACAGGAGATTGTCGAGCCCAGTATATTTCAGGTCACTACCGAGCCGGCGACAATGACACCGGGGCAGTTTATTGCCAGAGCAGAGCTTTACGGAAACTCGGTTTGGACTGGGGGTCAAAACGTAGCTCGGGCGATCATGGCTCAAGCTCTCGTGTTTGGCTCAGAGAGGCGGGTGCATAAAAAGGCCCCAGGGCACCACGAATGTAATACATGCATTAAGCAAACCCTTTTGGGTTGGCAAGAAATGGGAGTACTAAGGGAGATTGGGGACTCGGAATGCATGGGGAATTGCGATTGCTATTTTGAGTGGCAAGATTCGCATGGCAATATTTTTGTAGCTCCCCAAGGCAGACATAATCCGAAAGGGTTCAATACGACCGGCAAGCGGCTTCCGGGGTGGGCGGTTGATAAGGATGAAACAATCGACTTGGTTGCTGAGCCTCCCAAGCAGCCATTGCCTCCACCAAACGACGAACATGGTGGATCGCTGATACCAGGCGAGAAAGAGAAAGGCGGCAATCCTCCCGAGCCACCCAAGAAGGGTTGGAAAGACGCGAAGGGCAAGCTAACCGGACTTGAACTTGGGCCTATTACCCCGCCAGAAACGCCGGAAGGATACGAGCGGCTCTAGTGGCTCTCGGCTCATTCTCACAATCGTTCAGTGATGCTGTGCACGCCAGTATCACCAAGCAGATGCGTCAGTTCGGCACAGTCATCGTTGATAAAGCTGTGCAATTAGCGCCAAAGAGAACGGGCGCGCTCGCAACGTCTATCCACTACGAATACAATGAGCAAACCTACGCGCTGGCCATCCTGGTAGGTGTGCCGTATGGCATCTTCCAAGAATATGGCACGCGCAATATGCACGCCCATCCGTATATTCGGCCAGCCTTAAACCAGGTGGCTCCGATCTATGGAATCGACGTGCATATGGGATTCAACACGCCTGAGTATGCGAATCCAGTGTTGGCGCAGGGGCCAACATTTGATGTGCCAAAGACGCTAACACACAAGCAGCGCGAGCACATCAGGCAAAACCTGAAGCCGATCTCGGAGCATCACTTTAATCATCGCAGTGGCAACGTTCGTCACGCCACGCTGCACGCACGTCATAGGAGATCGCACTAATGGAAACCATCATCCGGGCCTTTGAGGCTCAGATCGACAGCGTGCAGGACGGCGAGCGATCTGTGGTTGCCAGGATTAACACGGACAGTATTGACAGATTTAATACTGTGATCGATCCACTGGGATGCGATACCCGGGGATTCAACAAGACAGGAAGTGTGCTGTACGAGCATGGAAAGTCAACGGAGCGTGGGACTAAACCGATCGGCCATGGATGGGCTAAAGTTCGTCAAGCTGAACGGGACATGATCGGCAAGACCAAGTTCGCCAAGGATGACTTTAGTCAATCGCTGTTCGAGTTAGCCCGCGACGGGGACATTAAGTCTTGGTCAATAAGTGCTCTTGTGCGTGATGCCAGCCCTCCCACTAAAGACGAAATTGCTCGACGGCCTGAGCTAGCAGAGTGCGAGAAGATTTACCGCAAGTGGGAGCTCACCGAATACTCGTTGGTGTCGGTCGCTGGCAATGCTGACTGCACATCAATCCTGGTTAGCCGCGGGTTGATTGCTCCCCCTGAAGGCTACATTGTGCCTGAGCCAGCAAAAGAAGAAGCCAAGCCGGAACTGGTCATCCGCACGGAACGCTACATCGATTCGGACGGCAGCCTATGGCGGATCTTTGAACCTAATGGGCAGCCGATCGCAAGCTTCTCAGATCCCGAGCTAGCCGAAGAATGTCTAAGGATGATGGCGGTTCGGTCCACTCTGAACCATCAAACCACGCTCTTGTTCACCGAAATGCGGGCACTCCAAGAAGAGCATTATCGCGAAATCAAGGAATATATCGACTTGTACACCACGGGAAGGATCTGATGGGCCAGCGGCTTTTAAGGATAACGAGCTGCTTTCTTCGCGGCATCCTCGAAGACGGCGAGCGGAATTACATAGTCGAAGATGGTCTTCCGGCAGACACCCGAATAGTCAATGCGCAATTCGATATAAGTCGCCGCGAAACAATATTTGTTCTTGAAAGCGCGGAGTGGCCGGAAGTCCTTGAGGGACGATCACTGGTGGCCTGGGAACCAAACCTTAAAGTGAAAGTTACTCCGCAACTCCCACGCGAGCTTATTCGGTTCCGGGAGTTCTTTTGAAGCACCGCAATGTTTGCAGTGTCAGATGAGATTGCACAGATAGAACGCGCGGGACCATCCATCGAGAGCGTACGCGCGGCAACTGGGGCAGATCCTACCTGTGATTGAGAGCCATTCTCGGTCATGGGATCAAGTAAATGCTACTTGAATTCTTAAAGCCGGTAGGGGAATACAAGGTCGGTGACATCACCGACAAGTTCTCCGATGGGGTTGGGCAGGTCCTCATTCAAGAGGGCAGCGCTCAAGTCTCTAGCGACATGGCGCAGACCAGGAAATTGCTCCTGGATGACGCCGACAGACGTCACAAAGCGTTGCTCGAGGAAACTCGGGCATTGCTCCAAGGTAACCGCACGGCTACCCAGGGGCCTCCCGATGGTGGCGGCAAGCTTAATAGTGCACTCCAAGCCAACCTCGTGGACGGCAAAGGCGAGCCGGTCTATGAGCAAGGCAAGAAGGCGTTCAGCGATGTTCTCCGTTGTATCCACGCCGTAGGTGCCAAGGGCGCCCCACGCGAAATCGTGGAGTTTGCCTCGAATCGCTTACGCCACGTTTACAGCGATGAGCGGGCTGAATACAAGCTCAACCCGCAAACCGGCAAGATGGACTCGATTGTTGAGCGTCGTCTTGATGATGGCGGTATTGAGACGGTTACTCGAACCGGCACGGACAGCTTGGGTGGTGGTGCGACCTATGGGTTCACGATCAAGCCTAACTATCTCGGCGATCTGTTCCGGATCGCTCGTGAGCGAGAGGTTTTCGCCAGCTCTTGCCGCGCTATTCCGGTCGTTCAAGGCATCGAGACGAAGTATCCGGCCTTAGGCCAGTATTCGCCTCCTACTGTCGTGAACGGCATTCCTCAACCGGCTGTCTTCGGCGGGATCACTCTCGCATACAAAAACGAAGTCGCGGCTCGTGTTGAGAGCGATTCCACCACGGAAGAGATCGACTTTAAGATCGTCGACTTGACGGGGGCAACCTCGTACAGCCGCGATTACATCGTTGACAACTTCATCGCGATGGATAGCATCGTCACCTCCCTCTTTGGCGACGCGATGGCGTGGGAAGAGGATTGGATCACGATTCATGGCAACGGCAGTGGGCAGCCGCAAGGCTACTTCGCTTCCAATGCCCTGATTCAGATCACTCGCAAAAACGCTAACAAGATTGCATCCGAAGATCTTGGCGCGATGCTGTCTCAGCTGGCTGGACAGTGCGAACGGAGCGCTCGATGGATCGCCCATCGGTCAACCATTCCGCAATTGTTCATCCTGAACAACGCGGCTGGCACACCTGTGTTCCAACCGAATGCCTTGATCATGCAGTCCGATCCGCTGTCGATCATGGCGACGGGATCGAGCGACCAAGTGACGTTTCAGTCGTCTGGCAGCTTGCTGGGCTATCCGATCTTTTTCACCGAAAAAGTGCCGCAGTTGGGAACCCCAGGTGATCTGACCTTGGTGTGCCCGAATCAGTATGGCTTGGCCGAACGGCTGGGCATGGAGATCGGGGTCAGCGAGCACTTCTACTTCTCGACTGACAAGATCGCCTATCGCTTCAAGAAGCGGCACGACGGTCGTTCGCTTTGGCGTGCACCTTACCAGGATGCCAGCGCTGTTGCCACTGGTGGCGCGGCGTGGCTTACCTCTCCCTTTTTAATGCTCAAGTGAAAGGAGGCTGAACCATGTTTGCAAGTAAAAAGTTCCGCGACGTGTTCACCTTCCCAGCTTTGGGCATTCCGCCAGCACTGTACGCAACTGGTTCTGTGGCCGGCACGGCAGTACAAATTGCAGCGGTGGGAAGCGGGTCGGGCAACATCGGCGGCTTCAAGAAGTGGGTGTTCATCGGCCAGACGGGCAGCGGTGGCGCCACCACGACTTGGAACGCATGGATCAATGGCGGGTCTGGCTCGGCCGGTTCCGCTTCGGTCATCTTGCCAGCTTCGTCAACCAGCACGTTTTCCGGATCGAACAGCTTCGCAGCGACAACGCTGGGAAGCGTCGTGTTCGGATCTCAGTGCAATATCGTCATGGAAATCCGCGGTGAGTACATTGCTGGGCTCGGGTCCAACTTTACATGGATTCGGCCTGTGATGTCCATCACTGGCGCTTCGGCCTACGCAGCTCTGCTCTCACTTGGGTTCTTGTCCGGTTCTGAACCGGCCTCGAACTACGACGTGACCGGGGCTGTGTTCGCGGAGACGGATGCGTTTTGAGGAATGAAATCCTCGAGGGCCAGAATGGTCATCGTCAGGAATGCTGGAGGTGGCCATTCTGTCCTTGCTTCATCGGTGTGCAGCCATTTCAACCAAGTAAGTGCACTGAACCTTAAATCTTCAAGGATCGGATGAATCTGTTGCTCTGGCCCGTAAAGGATCGTCATTCCATGTTCTGGGTCTGCCCAGCTTGGTCTGGGGAGTGCGCACAGAAGATTATGGGCGGCATCTCTTGCGGGGCCACGCTTCTTCTCTTCGGCGGCAATCAGGAGCGCTTCAGCTTCCTTGATAATCGGAACAAGATCAACTCTCAATGACATCCCCCAGATTAACAATAGGCATCCCAACCCTCGATAGAGCTGAGATGCTCTCCACGGCTATCGACTCATGTTTAGCCCAGCGAACACCGCTAGGCAAGCCGGTTCCGGTGCATGTGATTGTAGCCGATCAAGGCGGAACTGATAAGGTCGCTGAAGTGATGCGGCGGTACAGCGAGCATCCCAATGTTGAACACCTTGAGACTTCGGCCAGATGCCTCTGGGAGAACTGGGATGCCGCAGCGAGAGCGTGTGACACCGAATTCTTCATGTGGCTTCAGGACGATGACGAGATTGCCAAAGGTATAGCGGCCCGGGTTATTGGCAGCTTCGATGTATTCCCGAAGGCGCTTCACTGGCAAGCCCGGCTTTGTGCTGGTCTCTCTGGGCAGGCCATGGCATGGTGGGGCACCTCGGGTCCCATGGTGTTGCTCGACATGATCGGGCACAAGCCTCTTCAATACCCAGGCGAAGTGATCCCGCCGTGCATGTATCTAGGCTCTTGGGCCATGTCGCCCGCGGTGGCGTTCAGGTGCGGTGAGCAGTTCAATCGGGCTCTTGACTGTATGCCGTCCGATGCGGACCTATGGGCAGAGCGAACAATCCTGGCCCTAATGGGCATGCAAGGGCCATGGATCGCTGATCCGGTCATTGTTGGGCCGTGGATTCATCATGGCGGCAACGAGAGCTATAAGCAGCACCACGACCAAGAACGGCAGAAGCTGGTGACGCTTGAGGTGCTCGATGATGTCCTTGATCACACGGACTGGCGCGACATTTTTGAGCAATGGTTGCTTTCCATGCGCAACGCGGCCGACGTGATGGGCTACCTCAAGGAGTTTCCGGCCGAAGAGTCACGTCATGCTGAAGCACTCAAGGAGGTTATGCGGAAGAGCCTATCAGGTCGCGTGGAGCCAGTTCTGGAACCCGCTCCCACAGTTGGCGGTCAAGATCTGGTTTGGTCGCAAGAAGCTCTTGATACCATGCGAGCCGCTTCCTGAAATGCTGACTCAAAAGGCGATTATTTTTGACGTACGTGTAGGCCAGTTTGGCAAGCTGACCGCGATAGCCGCTGTCGTTGATCATGTATCGCAGGCCAACCTCGAATTCGGTCGGACTGCTAATAAGGGCTCTGTCCAGGCGCCAGTCGGGCTCAATGACGGTCTTTCCGTAGACGGTCGGACTTGCCAGCACAGCCACCCCTTCCGCCGCACATTCCAGGAACTTCAGATCCGATTTACACTCGTTGAATTGGCCGGGCTCGAGGGGGAGCAGGGCGATATTGCATTCTCTGAGCAATCCACGGTAGCGAGCGTAATCACAGAATGGGAAGAAGTGCTTGTCGGTCTTGTCGCTGAGAGCGTCGTAGAACTCCCGATCGTGGACGACGATAACCGAGATCCGATTGCCGTATTCGTCCAAGACGCGATTGAGAGCCGGCATGATCGGCTTCCAATCGTCTTGGCGGTTTTGGGCACCGTAGAAGATATGGATATTGCTGTCGCTGTCCATGTCTCCCCATGGCGGCAGCTCCGCAATCTGATTCGGGAACACCATCACGTTAGGGTTCCACTGCCGCACGATCTCGGCGAGGGGTTCAGTGCTGACTTGGACGGCATGGACGGCTTTCAACGCCATGGGATCAACGCCGATAGCTTCAGGTTCGTCGTCGAGTTCGGCTATCAGCAACAACCTTCTGGCAAGGTTGCGTTGCCAGCCCAGATCGATAGTACGAAATCGCTGCTGAATGCAAATCCCACCATCGCCAACGTATGCCAGATCGGACAGTGGCCCAGTCGTACACCTCGCGCCGGGGATTGTCCCCAGCATCGCGAACGGCTCGAGGATCCGCGGGCGGGCGCAGCACTCTTCGGCCAAGACGGCGTGGATGTGGAGTGGCTTGATTTCAGCAGGCGGTTTGATCGCTCTTGCCAAGTACTGATAAGCGCGCATCTCCTTGGTCGGCTTGATGCCAGAATCGGCAACCCAGGACTCGAACCCCTCGTTGCAAATATTCCTGCCGCGAATCTCGAAGACCTGCAACCCAGCCTGCCCGAACATCTCCTGGATCGAGTCGAGGGCGAAGAAGCGGAGATGGGTTTTATCGAGCAGTCCTTCGTCGGTGTAGGTCCACTTGCCGTTGAGCAAGTCGCGGATAACGGTCCAGTGCCCGACGTTGGGGATGCAGGCGAGGACTTGAGCGCCACACTTCGTACTTGCGGCGAGATTTTTCAATACGAGCCAAGGATTTCGGAGGTGTTCAAGAACATCTCCAAGAATTACGCAGTCAAAACAATCCTTAACGAAGTGGTCGGAATCAACATCGATATCCAATGGATCAAACGATGTCATCCGCGTAAGAGCAATGTCTCTGCATTCCTTATTTGTGTCGACTCCATTCCATTCGACCCTCGGATTGATCCGCCGATAAGCATCCGCCAGCGCCCCAGCCCCACAGCCGATCTCAAGCACAGTCTTCGCGTCTGGCGGGATGAGGGCCAACAGGTCGGGATTGACTCTCGAATAGTAAGGGGAAATCTCTTTGCTCATCGGAAACTGGCCTCCTAGAAACCTGAAACTGCGTTTTACCTCTAAGGTTTTCATCGTAGCTGCGAGCGGCTTTGAGAGCGATTCTAAGTGATTCAAATTCTTGGCGGTTGTCTTCTGTCCAACAGCAGGCTTGGCCAAGCCGATATCCTCGGGATCGTTTGGGCTTTTGTGATACTTCCTTCAAAAGGTGAACGCCCTGTTTCCATATATGGAAGTCGCGACTCTTTTTGGCCAAAAGTGGATAACGCTCGAAATGTGGAACGACAACAGCATTAAGATCTCTGATTTTATTCACTATGTAATCTGCTGACGGATTCGCATTTAATCGTGTGGACGGATAGTTGAAACATCGCACGACGCCAACCTTGAAATACGACGCAATTGTATCCAGCACAGGACGGTCATCTAGTCTTAGCCTTATGTTGAAACGCGCGTGTGCAATAGGAAGTCTATTCTTTCTTGTCATCCAAACGAGATTGAAACTTCCTTCGCCGTCCGTAAAGCCAGACAGCCAAGAACCGAAATGATTTCGATCTATATGATCAGGAAATGGTGCGATAGACTGATGACTAGCCATGACTTGCTATCTCCTGAGGATAGTGGTTGTGGTCAGGGCCAGCGGATGTTCCACCATCCGTTCGGCCCGCCTCATTATCATATCTTTTATCATTCCAAATCGCAAGTATCACGTTTTGTTGCGAGGGCCGCATAAATGCGATTCCAGGCAGGGCAACCAGAGATACCGCTTGTTCCCGCTCGAGGCGGGACGCTTGTTGAGCCAGAAGTTACGGTTTCCACGCTGCTTGATGCTGCGTTTGGTACTACTCCCGGCGTATTCCTCACGAGAACAACGACCGGATGGAACGCTTCCGCTGTAGGCTCGGGCACTGGCTCAGTAACATCGATCACCACTGGAACCGGTTTGGCTGGTGGACCTATTACGGTTAGTGGCACCATCTCGATCTCACCGGGTGGCATCGGCACGACGCAGCTATCCTCATCAGCGGTAACCTATGCCAAGATTCAAAACGTGTCGGCTAGCAGCTTGCTAGGCAACCCCACGGGCGGCGGTAGCGCACCACAAGAAATCACGCTTGGTGCTGGGTTGTCGTTCAGTGGCTCAACGCTCGTATCGGTTGGCGGCGGCGGCACGATCACCTCGCTAGCCGCTGGCACTGGCTTGTCTGGCGGAACGATCACCACGTCCGGCACAATTGCGATCGCCGCGGGCGGAGTGGGGACGACTCAGCTTGCGAACTCTGGTGTCACTTATGCCAAGCTCCAAAACGTCTCTGCGGCGGCTCTGTTGGGCAGCCCAACGGGTGGAGCGGCACCAGTAGAAATTACTATTGGTACCGGCCTCTCATTCTCGGGCTCAACGCTTGTATCCACCAGCAGTGGCGGCACAGTCACCTCGCTCACCACCGGTACCGGCTTAACGGGCGGTCCGATCACCTCAACGGGCACGATCGCGATTGCAGCGGGCGGAATAGGCGCGACGCAGCTTGCCACCAGCGCGGTGCAGTACGGCAACATCCAAAACGTCAACGCATCTAGGATTCTGGGCAACCCAGGCGTAACGTCTGCCGCGCCATCCGAGATCACGCTAGGTGCCGGCCTATCGTTCAGCGGCAGTGCGTTGACGGCAACCGGCACTGTTGCTTCGGTGACTGCCGGCACCGGCTTATCTGGAGGGACGATCACGACCAGCGGCACGGTCGCAATTGCCGCGGGAGGCGTGGGAACAACGCAGCTCGCAGCCAGTGCGGTTCAGTACGCCAATATCCAGAATGTGAGCGCTTCCAAACTTCTTGGCAATCCAACCGGCTCGGGGGCTTCACCCTCTGAAATCACGATTGGCACCGGGCTATCATTCTCTGGCTCGACGCTAAACGCAACCAGCGGCGGCGGCACCGTGACCTCTCTGTCGGCTGGCACTGGCTTGACTGGTGGCACCATCACCACCTCGGGCACTGTCGCACTGGCGGCAACTGGCCTGACGATTACTCAGTCTGCCGGGTCGGTGAGCACAGCAACCCAATCGGCAGGGACAGCTACGGTAGATTGGAGCCTGTCGAACAACTGGCAAGTGACGCTCAACGCCAACCTGACGATCGCGTTCAGCAATGTGCCATCCAGCCAGAGCCAGAAGCTCAAACTTAAGCTAATCCAGGCAGCGTCAGGCGGCCCGTTCACGATCGCCGCGTTTCCATCGGGAACCACATGGGTAGGCTCGTCAGGCCCTCCGGGGATGCCAGCTACTGCGTCAAGCTATATGACGGTCGTGTTTGAATCGACGTCCTCCACCACCTGGGACGCGTACTTCCTCGGTGTCAATGGCGTGAGCAGTGGCGGTGGAACTGCGGTCACCGAGACTTCCGAAACCGCAAGCTTCTCGGCGGCTGCCGGGAATCTCTACGCAATCTCGGGCTCATCGGCGGTAACCGCAACCCTGCCAACGGCTGTCGGCATCACTGGCCAGACCATCCGCCTGCGATGCGCTAACGGTTATACGGGGCTTCTGACGATCGCCACAACCTCGAGCCAGACACTAGGCCCAAGTGGGGCCACAAGCCAGATCCTCTATGCGGGCGAGTCGGCGCTAGTGCAATCCGATGGCTCGAACTGGGTGCGCACGGGGGGCACGATCATTCCGGCCTCGTGCACTATTACGCCCGCAGGCACGCAGTCCATCCCGGATCTAACTAGTACTAAAGTTGCATTTGATACGCTCGCTTACGACAACACCGGCCAGATGGCGGTTACTGCGTCGAACGAAATCCAGATTCTTCGGCCGGGCCGTTACGCTATTTCTGCGTCGGCATATTTTGATTCGCTGTCAGCACAAGAATACTCAATACTGGCTGACGTCTTCACGAACGGCAGCCCAAACGGGCTTACGTTTCGCACCTTGATTCCGATAGCAACCGGATCGCTGCCCACGAACGTTATTCTAGTTCCGCAAGGTTCTATTACCTGTGCGGCTGGCGATGTCATAACCCTGAATATCAGTCAGGTTAACACGGCAGCTAGCGCGGAAACGCTTTTCCAAGGGCCGTACACGTTTCTGACCGTCACAGAAATCCCACGGTGGTGACATACTTCTAATGGCATTCTCATTAGTACAGGTCGCGCATGGCACGACCAACGGCATTCAGGCGGGCAGTTTCAGCGCCACGTTTGGCAGTGCGGTTACTGCCGGTAATCTACTTGTCGTAATTCCAAACACATATAATGGCGCCAACATTGTTGTCAATCCAGTAATCACCGACAACGCAAGCGGGGGCAGCAACAGCTACGTAGGGTCTAATTCCAATTCGACCACCCAGGCATTCCCTGGCAGTAGCAACGTAATGACCACAAATTTGTGGTTTGCTATTGCTGGGTCTGGCGGGGCAACCGTAGTTACTGGCGAATTTAACCCTGAGCTTGGCGGGGCGTTCGGAACAATTACGGTATTCGAGATATCAGGCGCCGGCAGCACGTTCAGCCTGTCGACGCCTACCGCAATTGGAGCGGCAGGCACAGGCGGCACTGCGGCACCTGGGAGCATTCCGGTTGTCGGCTCGTGCATGGCATTCTCGGTTGTTAATCAGATCAACGTTACGTCCGGCTCATGGACGCCAGGCGCCGGTTATACGACAGCCGTTGACCTGCCTTTCGTGGGAAGCCCTCTCCAGCTCGGCACCAACGTAAGCTATTTATTCAACACCACGACCACGCCCACTGTACCAACAGCAACTATCTCGGGGCTTGGTGTCTGGACGGCAGCCGGATTTGTGCTCACCACGTTGGCGCCGATCGTTGTCGGTCCAGCAATCACCAAGTCCGGCACGATAGCCTTGTTCGTGGCGGCATCTCAGTCTGGTCTGTCCAACAACAACTGGCCGCTGGCTCAAATCACGGCAGTCAACGCCAATCCCACCTTTAAGGTTAACGGCTCCACAGCATCATTTGGCCCTCCGGTCTGGCATGACTCGGCACACGATATCTCTCAGGTGGCTTACCGGGTTCAGTGTGGCCATGTGGATTCGATCCCCATGTCCTCGGGCGGCCACGGCTATACGGCTCCCACTGCCGTCTGGAACAACGACGGCGGCGGCTCTGGGCATACCGTAGGCACGCCAGCGCTTGCAACCGGGGTGACCTCGTACACGATCACCGCGCCGGGCAGCGGGCTCGACAATGGAAGTTTTTACTGGAATCCCGGTGGCACTCGTACAGGATTCGAGGCGATAGCATGGGTCACTGTCGCGGGTAACGTGGTAACGGCTATCGTCCCCCTGTCTGGCTCGCCGATCTCTTACGGCGCGGGCTACAGCGGTTCATTTACTTCGTCATACGGCAACTCGACGATTGAATGCAATGTCTCAAACTACATCAGCGGAATCCCGCCCACGAATCCCGGCACCGGCTTTACCTCTCGGCCAACCTACACGATCACGGATTCGACCGGCTCGGGCGCGGTGGCGGCTCCCCAGATGGCGCTTTCTGCCAGCGACGTTGTGACCTATTCTGTCGCCAACAATTGGCTCTCGACAACCCTTGGCAGTTCTGGTCCAGCGACCGATGAGATAATCCCTAATTTCGTCGGTGTGCTCGAAGGGCCAACAGGGCATGTCTCAGGATTCCGCGACACACCCACAACGCTATTCGGCGGCGAATACACGGGCCAATCGAATCAGTCGTCATTCGAGTGTTGGGCCAAGAACAAGATGTTTACATCGCTGCCGTTTGGTGGCAGCTCGGTAATCCTCGATAGCAATTATTTCCCGGTCTCGTGGACACCAGGCGGGACGATCACCTGTCAGTTTGGTGGCTCCGCGCAGGGCGTGCAGGCGTTTCCATATGGGATTTACACTGTCGTATACGATGATCCGGGAACAGACACCACGAGCGTCACGCTCAACACTCCGGATTTCACGTTCCAAACTCAGACTCAGGTCGGCACCACGATCACGCAAACTTGGCGCTGGAACCCGAACGTTTTTGCGGCCGGCAGATTAAGCATCACGTCATCGTCGGGAACGATGAAGATTTCGATGCCGTGGATATTTGCGCCCGGCAATACGATTGACCGATCGAACAAGTTTGCGGTTGATGATGCCTTGGTGGCCAATTTCACCAATTCGGCTGGAACTGGTCCGAGCCATTTCCGATTCATGACGCAGATCGGCGGAACCGGCTTCAATTCGATGGTGGATGTGAGTGACTTGACCCAGCTAGACAACCTGTTTGCCGGCAACAACATTCCCTACAATGCGTCGTCTCTCACGTTGACCACTTTAGTTGCGGCTCGATTCCTCAACACAAATCCGGCCAAATCCTCGACGGGCGATAATACCTATCCATGGCCAGCATCGACACGGCTATATAGTAATGCACCGTGGGCAGTGTCCGGCACTGACAGCTTCGGCCACTACCTCGACATGACTGCCGGCCCATTTGGGGCCAGCGATAACGGGAATATTTTCGGTTTGGGTGGTGCAACCCAGGGTGACCACGGGGTTGTTGAGTTTCGTACGTCATCCCCGCACGGACTCAAGACGGGTCAGATTGTCGCTCTGTTTACTCAAACCTCAAAGACTCTGCCGTGGGTGTCCGGTGGAAATGTGCCTATACCTAATGGGGCCACGGTCAACCCTTTTGTCACTGGCGCGAACACGTTTTGCGTGTTGATCGGCACCAATGGCACAACAACCCTTGTGGACAAAATCAACTCCACTGCCGAAATAGCACTGTCTACGTCGCCGCTGGACGCATACCTGTCTGGAACGAACGTCCCCAACACGCCGAATTGGACCCCTTACGAACTGCAAGCCGAGATAGTCAAGAGGTTTCCCGGCTCTAACTTGTGGCTCACAGTTACCCCAACGATGAGCCATGCTCTCGTTACCGAGATCGCCAACCGTGTTGCGGCTCGCCTGGGCCCTACGAACGGCATTATTTTCGAGCTGGGTGACGAACACTGGAATACGGCGTTCCCATACATCCAGAATGTTTTATATCTGCGACAACTCACCAACTTTGTTCAGTATGCACCATCAGGACAGCCATTCCTCACTTACGGCACTGGCGGTCAAACTTGGTTCTTGAATAGCGGTGTCGCGGATATCGCTAACTCGGTCTTATCTGCCGATTATTTTAATGTGTTTAAGACCGCATGGGTTGCCGCTGGCCGCAGCCCATCTCTGCTCATTCCAACTTACGGCGCCTGGTGGACCAATGCGTCTGTCGCACAATCGGTAGCCGCTGCGGTCGTGAATTTCGGGCTACCCCAGACTAACGCGATCGTAACCGGCGCGCCTTACGTTACGCCCACGTTGGCGCAGCCCAGCAAAATCACGGCCTATACCGACGCTGGCAATGCTGCCGTTAGTTCGCCTGGCAACTGGCCGTGCGATGCCATCAACGATTTTGAGCGCCACGCGATGTTCTACAATTTCAACTTTTGGGGTGAGTGGGCCCTCGAATCAGCACAGCTCGCGGGCACTTCGCTCCGGATGGGCTGTTACGAAGGCGGCGTTACTCAAATCCTCGACGTAAATCAGGGCGGCCCAACCCTTACCGGTCTTGGCGGTGTTATATCGGTATCTTCTCTGGTCCAGGAAGACTGCATGAACAGTCCTTCATGGGCGGATTTCGTCTACGCCTGGGGGCTCCTGGTCCAGCGCGGTTACCCGTTGGTTGCCCACAGCGGAGCACCTCGTGCGAGTTGGCTGAACCTTTGGGGCGGCGGTCAAATCGGTGGCGTAAATGATTGGTACATTGCTCAGTCGCCAGTGATGCCACATGGGCTCAGTGCGCCGAACTCGTTCATGACCCCGCAAGGCGGATTCCTCGGGTCGTCCGTGGGGACGGGCATCTTCGGCTATTCGCAGGTAAACAAGGCGCCGGGCTTCCAGGGATTACTCACGTTTAACGCGGCGGCATCAACTCCAGCGCAGCCCGCAACGGCAGCACCGGCAGCCATAATGATATTGTTCTAATCATGGCACCAGACCTTATTACCCTCGATTACTGCACGGCTCAGCTCAGCGTTTTGAATCTTTCGAGCGCTCAGCTAGCTCTGCTCCCCACGCTCATCACGGCGGCCTCCCAGGCTGTCCGGCTCGAGTGCGGCAACCGCTATTTTGATCTGCGGACCCTGACCGAATGGCACGAGGTCTATCAAGATGGCTATTGCCGATTGTGGCAGGAACCCATCCAGATAGTTACGCGGGTTCAGGGCAACCCGCTCCAGCAGGCGTTGACGATTAGCAATACGGCCGGCTCAGTCCAGACAGCTCAGGTCTACTTTATCTACACGGGATTTGATGGCGGCTATAACACTGACGCCAAAACGGCTACCGGAATTTACCTCAACTGGGTTAGTAACGGAGCAGCCAGTAATGCGACTTTTCTTTACGCCACCTATCCGACCCTCACTCAAATCGCGACGGCCATCAATGCCGCCGGCTCAGGCTGGTCAGCCCGAGTTACTTCGGGTTTCGGCTCGTGGCTGTGCTCGGAGCTTACAGGCGGATTTGTGGCCCAGGGGTGTGGGATCACTTCATCCCAAAACGGTGGTGCTCAGTTCAACGTGTTGACTGATCTGTCTATCCCTAAACTCCGCCCACGCAGCCCAATGCTCTGGGTGGGCAATCAATACGGTGGCAACCAGTTTGCCCAGCAATGGGGGCCAGGCGGTTATGAGATGTTCGCGAATGACCAGATGGACCTTGGTTTGGTCCGCGTGACATATGTTGCCGGCTTTTCGACGATACCGCCTGACGTGCAATTCCAGACGGCTCAGCTCGTGAAATGGCGGCTTGAGCTTGGCATTCAAGATTTGCTGCTCAAGTCTGAAAACGCTGACGATTACAACTACACTTTGGCAGAACAACTCGTACATAAGATGCCGTCCCCAATCCGCGAAGCGCTGGGCCAGTTCAAATTCCACTATGCGTAGCCCGTCCGCCAAGGTCTTGAAAAACACATGCAACATCTTCGTTGCCGCGGCTGGCCGTGATGCTGAGGGCGGCGTGCAGTTTCCGTATCCGCCTACGCCAGCGTTTGCCAATGTCTCATGCTCGATTCAGCCGAAGGCCACCGAGGTCTTTGATGAGCAGAAGCGCATCACGCAACTCACGGTTTATCACATCATCTTCGGCCAGGTCTACCCGCTCAATCCAAGAGACATGATTCAGTATACGGATGCTTCGGGTGTGTTGCGGACCATTTTCGTTGAGTCAATCGAAGACCAAGCCGGACGCGGCGCAGCGTTCAGGGTCTATGCTCAGGAGCGGCTGTAATGGCAGTCGGCTTTGATCTAATCCAGGCTGTCATTGCCCAGCTCGAGGCGAACACGGCGATCCAAGCGTTGTTCGGCGACACATGGAATCAGGCTGCCCAGACTGGCACATCCAAGTTCTTCGCTGATCTTGTGGATCAGGTGCCATTGCCCTATTGCCAGATTGAAGAGGGTGGCGAGTCGTATGAATTTATGACAGCCTCTCCACGTGGAACAATCAATTTCACTTCGCCCGGCCAGATGATGTTTAACATTTGGGCCTCAAGTAGAGCGTCGGCTCGGCTTCTTGGGTTTGCTGTTGCTCAGGCTCTTAACGACGCCCCACTTCAGTGGCCAGCCCAAAACAACACGATGGTGTTCCGGATGTCCAAATCCTGGTTCATCCCGGTGAACAATCCGTCTGGCCCAGGTGTTCCGATTGTCTTTCACCGCGCTTTCGTCTTTGACTACGAATATTCCGCAAGCCTTCAAATCTTTTCATAGGAGTTCAGTATGGCAGCTCAAAATGTCGGCGGAAGTGTGACTGTCAATGTTCAACTCAATCAAACGGATATCGCTGGGCTTGTGGCGCCTATTGTGGGCTCGGGCAATGCTCAGCTTGTCAATCAGTTTATAGCCCAAGGAACTGGCGTGGCGAACGGAATTGATTGTCTCTACGCCAAACAGCTCACGCTGTCGGCGGCAGCCACTCACATCAACCTGAACTCGTTCACGGACATTCTTGGCAACACTGTGGCTGCTGCCCGTGTGCGTCTCTGGTATCTCCAGGTTGTCACGCTGACGGCTGGCAGCATCGTCAACGTTTACACGCGAACTGGCACCAACCCGGTTACGTGGCTGCCCATAACGACAAGCGGTGCCCTATGGGCCACTCCAGGTGGCATCCTTCTCGGGGTTGATCAGAACAGCACAACGACCAACGGGTGGGTGGTCGGCTCTAGCGCAAACGATTTTACGGTTGATCCGGGGGCAAACACTGTTGTCTGCAACTTGATCATCGCTGGCAATACCGCGGCCTAACGGCCCGAAAGGAGGAGGTCTGATGGCCAACAACTTCATTCATGGCAAGCTCTCGACGATCAACTTCAACTCCCAGTATTTCGCTGGGATCTCGATAGCGTACAACGAGGACTTGAGCGATCTCACGGACATCACGTACACACAGATATCCGGGGCAACGTTCGCGATCCTGCTGCCTGGCTACAACAAAGCCACCGGAACATTGACATTCGTCTACGACACGCTTAATCAGCCGACAGTCGCTCCGAATAATCTGACGCCAGGCACGCTGATCAACAGCTTTATCATCAGTCCGGACGGCACCAAGCTTTACACGCTGACCGTCTACTCAGCCGGCTTGTCGTGGACCGGCGGACCAAAGAGCGGGCCCGTCATGGTTACCGTGCCCTGGCAGTCCACTGGTCCATTCACGAGGCCAACCAGCTAAAGTGCATATACCTGACGTATTCGGTGCTGAGCGGCTTTGCTTCTTGGGAGGCAAGCCGTTTTGGATCAAGAAGCTGACGGCTCAAGGATGGGCCACGCTTCTCGCTTGGCTCGACGACCGCCAGCCGGGCCGGGATGATCCTCGGAAACTTCCCAAGTTCAACAGCGACGAATCTAAGGCCCTTCTATTGGATGGCAGTGGGCAGGCTGTTTTGGCATGGCTGGCACTGCGCGATCAAGGGCTTGATTACCTCACAGCGTCCAATGTGTGGTTCTCGGCAAGCGAAGCGGAAATAGCGGCGGCAATGACAGCGCTCTTGGGTCGACGTAAGACCTACGAACCCGACGACGACAACGAGTCTGATATCTCCGACACATGGCTGTCCAAGGGCATGGCACAGATGGCCATGGAGTATGGCCTCGCTGAGCTTGGTCAACTCAACTTCGATCAGATCGATTGGCTCATGAGTAGCGGTGAGTGTGACTCAGAGTACAGCCGGAAAGAACTAGAGGCGATGCATGCCAGTTTGCCCGAGCGGATAGCGCTGATCGAGCGATTGAGAGCTGAACAGGAGGCAGCCGAAAATGGAACCACTTAAAGTTGAAGTTCAAGCTGACAGCAAGCCGCTTGACGAGTTGAAGCAAAAAGCGGCAGCGGCCGAAGCGCAAATTGAAAAGCTGTTCAATCAAGGTGATATCACTTCGGCGATCAAGTACGAGAAACAGCTTGCAAATATTCAACAGCAGATGACAAAGCTTGGGGCTGCGGCAGCAACAGCCGGAACCACGAGTTCAAGAGGAATACTTCAAGCGGCATACGCCATAGATGATCTTCAGTACGGATTCCGGTCAATTGTTAATAATATTCCTCAGGTGGCGCTGGCGATCGGTGGCCCTCATGCAGCCGCTATCGCTGGAGCGGCCGGGATTGCGGCAGTAGCCATCAGTCAGCTTATGAATCACTGGAGCGACCTATCAAGTCTCTGGAGTGAAGACACGTCAGGAAAACTTCCCAAGCTTAGAGAAGGCATTGAGGGATTGGTCGAATCTCTCAAGAAGATTTCCACGGAAGTCGAGCATCTCCAATCATTGCAAGAAGCGCGTAAAGCGGGCGAGACTGGCCCAAGTTTCTGGGGAGTAGTTACAGGATCGGACATCAAGGGTGACCAACGTCTAGAGAAGCTTAAAGAACTTTCCAGAGAAGCCAAAGAGCGACTCGATGACGAGAAGGCAATAGCGTCAATTCGGTCCAAGGAAGAACAAGAAACAGAATCGGCAGTCAGAAAAGCGCTTGAAAATTTGCCAGGCGGTACAGCCGATGTTTTAGGCCAACTGCGTGGGAGTGGTTTTGGCGAAAATGATGCTAAGAAGGTTTTAGGACGAGCCATCCGCGGTGATGCATCTGCTCTTGACGACGTCTTATTTAATCTCGAAGGCGGTGCAACTGGGCGATTCAAAGAGCTGTTTCAAGCCATGCCAGCCGCAAGAGCAGAAAAGAAAGAATGGGACTTGAAAGCCAAGGAAGGGGAAGCTGAGCAGCACCAGTTGAAAGAGGAACGCAAGGAAGCCGAGAAGCTTCGCAAGGAAAGGCTCAAGGAAGAACAGAAGAATCGAATCGCGATTCTCGAAGATCAACGCGACTCGGTCAAGAAACAAATGGACGATGCCAACGAGCAAGCATGGCAAGCCCGTCATCGTGGGGGCCAGCCACAGATCCTCCAAGGCGCTAAGGCTGTCGTGGACATGTATCAGCAAGCTGCTGGCGGCAATCGCTTAGAGCAGATCGCCAAACAGCAGCACGCGGCTCAATTGCAGGGCAACAAGAAGCTTGACGAGATCGCCAAGGAAATCAAGAAGGAGCGGGCAGTAGTCCTCAAATAATGGCAGTAGTTATAAACGGAATTACATGTCAGGAACTCGTTAACGATTACACTGAGAGCTATGACCTCCAGGAAGGCCCAGGATGCGTTAAAGGCTACCTGTGTGATTGGAATAGCCGATTCGCTGTTGTCCATGGAATTCTTGGCCTGTCATCCTCGATTTCAGTGGGTGGCCTAATCACCCTGAACGCACCGCTGCCATTTCCAGAGCTAGCCGCTGAATCGACCAACCTTCTTGCGTCAATGTACGCAAGGCGATGCGATATCAAGGGGCACGGCTCCCCAGTTCAGGGCACCAAAAACATCACGTTTGTGAAAGCAGAAGTCTACGTGACGTTCGGTAATTTCCCGTGGACTTTTCAAGGAATCGATTTTTTCCAGCTCGATCCAACACATCCATACATATGGGCTGAACAGCACTTTGATTTTGCGGCCGAGTTCATAACAATCCCAGGGCGGCAGCTCAAATATGCAACCTCCGGCAAGTTCGTCCAAGGCGACTGGGGGTTCTTCTCGCCGATGATGGACTTCTCGATCAGCTTGAAAGGCTTTCCGTATCTTCCAGCGGCGCAAATCTTGGCAGCGCTAGCCAAACCAATTAACAGTGTGCCTTACCTTAACGTGCCAGCCGGACAGTTGATGTTTAAGGGCGCCCAGGACCACCGCACAAAAGCTAGCGATGGCACGCAAACGGCGGACTTAACACTTGCGTTTTCTTATCGCAATATCGCCCCATGGGATTACAACTTTGATGGCTCTACTGGCCTATGGGACCAGGTTGTAACGTTTGTTGGAGGCAATCCCGTCCTACAACGATCTGACCTCACGCCAATCATTCCTCTCTCGTACACGGCCTGATGCTCCATTTCCCCAAAGAGCCCAAGCCAGGCATGCTGCTCACGGCAGAGTGGATGCGTAAACTCTGGCGGGCCGTGCGTCGTTCGCAAATCAGGTTAGGCGTCAACAGCGGCCTCGCCATGATTCAAAACGACGACGTGGGAACCCTGCTTTGGGTCACTAAGAACTCAGGCGGTGCACAGCTTGCCCTCACGGCATCAGGCGGCATTACGGCAGCCGTTGACAACGCTGGCTCGTGCACCAACTCGGGGACTCTGGTAAAGAGCACACCGGGCACGGGCAGCGTTTACCCGATGGCGTATGACGGCACTTGCCTCGTTGCGGACACGTCGGTAACCGCAATCAGTGTACTCAGCTTCTCGACGACGACTGGCGGTATTCCGGCTAACGTCAAGGTGTGGATCACACAGAATGATAATGATGGGCAGTTCTATGTGACGTCAGTTGACTGCGGAAATTGACATATTCTGATGGCTCAGAATAAAGCTTTTAAGCAGGGGGGCGTGGGCTCGAAATGTTGTTGTGCTGGCTGCACTTGTCCAACAACTATTTGCGTAACCTCTTGCAGTAACACTCTCGGTGGCGTCGGGCTCAGTGGTGCCGTGGTAACAGTCGGCACGCTTCCATCTCAAACGGTCGACTCAACGGGATGTGCAACCTTTTGTCTCGATTCGATCGGCGGTCCTGGGAATTACACGGTAACTGTTGTTGCCGGCTCGACAACGTGTTTTAGCGGCACAAAAGCTCTCACGTGTCACGGGACTACAAACATAACCGCTGATCCTACGTGCTTATGTGACCCTGGGGCGACCACCTTCCACGGTAGCTGGACGTTCACTTTTAACGGCGGGGCGCCAACTCATTGCGCGTTTGTGATAACAGCAGGTGCGGGCACTTGCTTCGCAATAGCAAGTTTTCAATTTAATTTGACCAGCGGTTTTTGTTTTGTAAATGTGAATGGTTGCGGAAGTTTCCCATTGAAAAACACATCAACATGCAGTCCGTTTAATCTCGTGTACGATGTAGTAATCACTGGGTGTGGTGCTTTTCCTGGCGACACAATCGTAGGAACACTGACGGTGACTCCATGAACTGGACTGAGGCTCTTGAAATCGTGGTTAGTCGTACCAGCGTGGAGCGGTATCACTTCTTATGTTCGGACCAGTATCCAGATCACACAAGGTGGCGACAAGCCATGGTTCGCATGGCGTCGGAAACCACAGACTTCCCTCCATTGGTCACGCAGGCTCAGAACCTCTTCCGCTCGGCCCGCGGCTTCGTCCGGTCTGGGTTCAAGCTGGCCAGCAAATTAGAACGGGCACGGCGGCTAGAGATATGCCGCGTATGCCCGAAGTACGTCGGTAATCGGTGCTCTGTTTGTGGCTGTGCGAGTGCCGCAAAAACTTGGGTGGCATCAGACCGATGTCCGCTCGATCCACCCAAGTGGTCAGCCGTGACCGACTAGTTTCCTTGCATCATCCTGGCGAAGTCGCCAGTCGGCGAGCTGTTCTCGGACGATGACACCTGGCCTGTCTTTGAGAATAACGCCACCAGCCAGCTAGAATTAGTCGGCACGGCGCCAACGTCGGCGCGATTGCCGAGCCAGAAAAACAGCACGCCAGAACTCAGGCCGATTGAGCTAGGCGTTGAATAGATCGTGGTAGGCACCACGGTTCCATCCGGGTTGACGATGATGTCAACGTTCCCGGTCGTCTGATTGACCGGCAGCCGGCTCCGGTTGGTTCTCAGGTCGACAACGACGCTCTGGGGCAGCACGGTTGTTCTGGCCGCATTAGCAGGCGCAGGACGGCGTCGAATCGCGTAGCTCGCGCCGATGGTGTTCTGCGAGGCTAGCACGCCAAGCCATGTCTCTGGCTCCCACTCGGCTGATTCGTCGGTCGTGTTGTTGGCGTTGTTGTCCACTCCGTCAAAACCCTCGTCTACCCAGCCGTTGGCGTTGTCGTCCTTGCCGTTGACGAGTAGCAGGTAATCGAGGGTCCTGGTAACCGTCTGGCCGTCTGGCGAGGTGAACACGCGGCTTACCGGGCTGGTTGTGCCAGGATCGCCGACACCGACAAACTGTTCAGCGTTCGCGGTGACCACAGGGCCGCATACCGTGTACCACGGGCCAGCGTTGTTGATCTGAACCTTATCGCCAACACGGACGTTCCAAAACCACGACGTGGGAGAATTGGGAACCCAGGCCCATATTCCTGTTTTGGGATCCTGCACCCAAGAGCCGGGCAACTCCTCGAGCACAAGGGCTGACGTGCCCAGCATCACGCCCGCGGTATAGGCTTGCGTCGGATAGATCGACACAAGCCCATCCTGATAAGCAGGCGGCATGGCCAGAGGGATTATCTGACTGGAGGTTAACGGCAGTAACGGATCGGCCAACAGCCGTATTCCGCTCGGCGAGTTATCCCGAATGGCGGCATCCCTGGCGCCGGCGAGGGCTGCCTGAAGAATGCGGGCGCTCTCGCTCATCTGACGGTCGCCTATCCCGGTCAAGAGCGTGGGCAGCGTCACGGCGCTTATCAGGATGATGATGGTGATCACAACCAACAGTTCGATCAGCGTGAAGCCATGTCGACGCATCGGGCGATCTCCTCATATATGCGGTACAGGTCGTGACGGTAGGGGTAAACGATCGCCGCATTCCAGGCAGCGAGAAGGCCGACGGCGCAGCATAGGGTGTTGATGATCAAGGCTCGACTGATACGCATGTTTAATCCTTATCTGTTGGGGCTGGAAATATGTACGACAACACAACCAAAATCAGCATGATCGAAATCGACGTTATCGCTCCGAACACGGCCGCGTTGACGCTCAGGTCGGTGGTCACGTAGTTGCTCCTTCGCGGTTGATGGCTTCCCACGCTCAAACATAGGGCGCGGATTGCCGGGGTGGTCTTTGCGTCTACAGAACGACATATTCGCTTCCGTAGTTAAGTGCTTTGGCACCATTCAATCGTTTTGGGCGGCCCCTTTTCCCTTCTTATGCGGTTTGCGACAGGGGTTTTACCCCTATTTCTAGAGGGTTTCATGGTTTGGGCAACATCTTCATGAGATATTGCCCTGGATGCGGTTGGGCCTATGAAACAAGGGGTTTTCGGTGATCGAATCAGACATTGGCACTCTATTCGGTACTATATCCTTTTTTGGCTGAACGAACGTTAATTAACGGAGGCAGCCCTATTCTCTCTCAGTGCGGCCAGATAGGCTTCCATCTCCTCGACTTCAAGAGGATCCATTTCATCGGCGCTGTAATTGCCGAGATCATTGAATTCCGCCGTCATCTCGGCGGCATCCTCGTCTCCAGTCAGATTGTTGTCAGGGTCAAAGTGGCCCTCGATCATCTGGGCCAGGCTTGAGCAGCATCGGCAATGTGCGGGCTGGTTTTTCAGGCTCATCTCATCTCTCCCATGTTTGGCCGTCCCTGGCCAGGTTGGTTCAGCGGGCGGGTTCAATTTCGTCTAGCCGATCGAGAACTGCGTTCCTTCTGCAAATCAGTGCGTCTTTACGCATAACCTGGAAGTCATACGTATAACGCATTGCCGACTCGATTCTGAGAAAGAGACACATTAGGCGGTCGGAATAGTTGCGATCTCTGTTTTTCATTGTGGTCTTCATCTCGTCTCTCCTCGGTTGGGGTTGGTTCAGCGGGCGGCGTGGCGGCGTTCGAGTTCGGCGCGGACTTGGCGGCGTTCTTCGGACAGATAGTGCGCTTCTTCCATTGCTGAGCCGTTCGGATCGCCCTGGTAGCGTGCGTAACTCGCATCGTCGTGCCATCCGGGTGGTACAAACTCCTGTTGTATCGTCGCTAGTCTGCCGTCGATCGAGACGAGTTGCTGTTCTAATTCGGCAATGTGGAAATCGTCAAAGGTCTTCATCGTCGGGCTCCTTATTTGGTCGACTTGTAAAGTGACACCAGGCCGGCTCTCTTTGCCTTCGCGGCTGCGATGTCTTCCTTCGTCCGCCGCAGGTCTTCCCGGTAGCCGATCAGTTCGGCGTCGATCTCTTCGATCTCATCCTTGATGTCGCTTCTCATGTCTCTGATCTCGGTTCGGGTCATCGGTCGGGCTCCTGTTGGGGGCGTCCTTGCCCCGTGGGTGGCTCAGAATGAAATCGTCAGCTCTTGGGTGTAATGCAGGTATGGCCCTTTACCGCTGCCGCCGTGTCTCTTCTTCTCGCTGCGAATAAACTTGACTGCCGTGATGACGCCACTTTGGCCCGTCTTCATGTTGGTGATTTTGTCGCCAAGCTTTGCAGGTGTCGTGCAGGTCTGGGTGATCGTCATCGTCTCGTCTCCCGTTCGGCGTTTCGTTTGTCTCATCCCTACATCTAAACTATATCCCGCGGATATCTCGCTGTCAAGCGTTCTGACGAGATTTTTTCGGAATTCTTTTCCGACGAATGAATTCACTACGGACCAGATCGCGCACGGTGGCCGATCGGTCTTTGTTGCGGTCAAGCCGCTCGGCATCGTCCTGGGCCAGTTCGTCAAGCAAGCCAATGGTCTCTGGGCTCATCGTGACTAGGATCTTGTTCGGGTCGGCTGCCATATGGTATCTCCTTTCGTGAGATGTTCTCAGGATGTCTCAAGTATATCCTTCCCACGAAAGGAGTCAAATGCCCCGACCAGCGAAAATATGGGCGCGCAAGAACCGGCCCGGTTTCTACGCCACGATCGGCAAACAGAAGGTGTTTCTAGGGCTGGACCGCGCGCACGCTGAGCGTGAATTTCACAGATTAAAAGCCGCTACCAAGCCCATCCCACGATCCAAGCAGCGCGTGGATACTTTGGTGGATTTGTATCTCGATCACGCCTCACGCGAGGTCAGGGAGAGCACGTTCATCAATTACAAATGGTTCCTTCAATCGTGGTGCGACCACGCCGGCAGCCGGATAGCCTCGGAACTAAAACCGCTCGACGTGGCGGCGTGGGTGGCAGGGCAGCAGTGGAACCCGACCACGCGGCACCAGGCGATCTCGATCGCCATCCGGTGGTCGCGGTGGTGCAAACGTATGGGTCACTTGGACCGGCATGTGCTAGAGGATACACCCAGGCCGAAGCAGCTCGTCAGGGAGGCGGCTCCCCCAGAAGAGATCGACCAATTGCTAGCGGCCATCCCAGACCAGCAATTGCGCGACATCGCGACGGTGATATTCGACAGCGGTGCCCGCCCAGGCGAGATTCGCACGTTGACGGCGGCTCAGATCAACTGGGAAGCCCGCTCGGCCGTGGTGACTGGTAAGCGTGGATCGCGGATCATCAGCCTGACGGAACGGTCGATAGCGATACTCGAGCGCTGCGCTATCACGGTGAAGGATGGGCCACTGCTCCTCAACATGGAGGGCAGGCCCTGGTCAAAGACTATGTTGCCCAAGCGGTTTAACAGGTTATGCAAACGGCTTGGAATCCACGTAGTTCCCTATATGTTGAGACATGACCTGTATCGACGCGCCAGTAAAGCAGGAGCCTCTGATTTGGCGATCGCCAAACAATTAGGACATGCAGACTTGAAGATGTTGGCGGCTCATTACGCTCATATAGATACTACACAAACGAGAGATGTAGTAGACGCGGCTGCCGCTAAGCCACGTGAGCCCAAGTCCGACGATCCCTGATATCCATTATCGCGGGACAATGGACTCCATACTTTCGTCCGATTGCACGTAAGGACATCAATCCACAGGCAATGTCTTTGCGGATTTCTATGACCTGTGCTTCTGTGAGTTTAGCCGAACCCATTTTTTCACCACGTGCACCACGGCCATTCCGTTTTCTGTCCGCAAAGTTTTCACGCACTGTTCCGTATCGAATATTTGACGGATAGTTATTCCGTTTATTGTCATCCATATGGCGAGTTTCCAGGTTATCAGGTCGCTCCCCATACATTAATTCTGCAATCACCTGATGCAAATAAACGTATCGATGTTTTCCGTTAAGCTTCCAGTGGAAAGCCTCGTAGCCTGCCTTTAGGAAATGCGTTTTGATGATACGCCACTTTGATGACGTTTTGTTCTTCTTTCCACCCTTAACGCTGAAGCTGCGTATCCGCCAGTCACTGCTGATCTGGTGATGAGGGAGCGAAGGAATCTGATACCAAACTTCGCCGGGCGTGGTAGGATCGATGATAGCCATGACGTGTTCCTTGCACAAAAGGAATGTTGTGGTCAGAGCCGGGCGGGTGGTAACAACACCTGTTCGGCTCGTTCTATTATATCAATCATATGCTCGTAAGTCTAGACGACCCGTCGTGATTTCCTCTCTTCCCGTGTCTTGATCCACTTCAAGTTCGGCACCGCCGCAACCCGCCGCTCCACCCGCACCGGCTCGTCAACCTGATAGCGCGACGCCTCGAGGTAAGCGGCGAGATCCGACTCAGTGAACAGGATGCGCCTACCTAGCTGCCGGCACGGGATCTTGCCCGCTTTGGCGTGGCGGCGCACACTGTCCGGCGAGATTCGCAGGATGGCGGCGGCATCGGCGATGGTTAGGAGGGGGGTCACGGCGCGGGCGGCTCCGTGGGAGTAATGATGACGGTTTTACGAAAATCTGGATGTTCGCCGCACCAGTCGTAGTTTCCGGACACGATCGCCCAAGAAGGATAAAAATCCTTATCTACTTCGATCAATTTCGGGGAAGGTGCGTGCCGCCTGCATTGTCCCTCGTTGTCATCATTGTTCCACTCCGCGAAATATGGGCACGTTGTACATGTAGGCTTATTCATCTCGTGTTCTCCTTTCACCCCGGCCCTACAGGCCCGCTCGGGCCCGGTATCGGTAACGGCCCGCTATACGGCGGCCACAGCGGGCCGTTGTCGGACGGAAGCGGCGGAAGCGGGCCAGGCTCGGGCTCGGGCAGTGTGCCGTCGTCCGGATCGCCTGGCACTGGCTCATCGAGCGACACGACGACGGACACCGCTGGGAACGTTTGCGCCAGTGCGGATAGGCTGATCAGGCGCTCGATGTGCTCGATTTGGGGCAAGAATCGGCGGGGGCTCATGATGTTCCTTCCGTGGGGTTAAGGGCGGCTTTAGCGCTATCAAGGCCACATGTGCACGGCAGACCTTGGGAGTAATCACAGTTATCCAGATGTAGCCCGTTTCCTCCATCAGCCTCGGTCCACGCTCGAAGCGCCTTCTCCAGTTCAGCGATGCGGTCCTGGAGGTGATCGTGGAGTTCTTTCCAGGTCCAAGTGGGGTCAACTTTCATAATGTTCCTTCCGTGGGTGGTTTTAGAACGGCCAGAGCAGCCATATAGGGGCAATACTCACTGTGTTTGACGTCCCATTTGGCATGACTGACACGTTTATACTGTGCGCCGCACCAGTGGCAGCACTGTTCGAGATTGCATTGAGCGCCGCTGTCTAACAGGTTTTCGAGAGCTTCCGTGAGCTCGGCGATGCGGGCTTCCCTCTGTGCGACAATAACGTTCAGCGCTGTTACGGAGCCTCGTAAACTCATCTCTTAGCCTCCTCTTCCAGTCCGCTGATCAGGCTGTCAACGATCCGCCACTGCTGCTGCTCGAATGCAAGCTCCAAGATCACCATTGTCGTGTGCCAGTACAGCCGCTCAGCACTCTTGCGTGGCAGTGTCCGGCACTTCTCAGTGCAGTGATCTAGCCAATAGTCAACAGCCGGTAATCGGCTCTCGAAGCCTGTGATGATCTTGGTCAGGTTGATGGTGTCATTCTGCTTCGATTGCATCGCAAAGCCTTTCTCTCAAGTTGGTCAATCCAGCTTCGTGTGCGTTGAGTAATGCTTGGTAAACATGCCACCATGCGTCTTCGGCGAACTTGTTGGGGCCATGCCTTGCTTTGGGAAGGCACTTACGTAGACATGCGGCGACACGTTCCTTGTTACACGAGGTCGTATTCATACGACGGCCCCCATACTTTGCCGTAACGGGATTGAGTGGAGTGGTAACGCACGTGGTTACCTTTAATCAGTGCGTCAATGACGCCAGCGAACACTACAGAAGCGTCTACCCAAAACGCACAGCCGTTGTCGTTCATGTTGTGCAGCCATGTAATTTGGTCGTGAGTGGGGAGTTTACCCAGCCTTTTGACCTCGCACTCAAAATGCTGGCCATTGGGTAGCACTCCCCATAGGTCCGATTGTCCCTTCTCGCTGAACCTAATGAATCGATCCTCGATCGCAATTGCTCCCACGTTTCGCCGATAGCACTTCACGCCGATGGTTCGTGCGTACTTCATGCAGTTGAGTTGCACTGCACTCTCAAGCGGGCCGGGGTCGCGTTTGG